CTCGTGTCAGTGTTAAGACCACCTTGAATGAATATTTGCGGAGTGGAACTTTTCCAGGGAACACGGTTTGATTGGCCGATTTTCCTGGTCTTAAAATCGCATCCGGCAGGTGCGCGAGCCGGAAAACTTTTAAGCGATTAAGTCCACAGTAGGGTTGAAGAAATTAACCCCCGTCGAATACCGCGGCAAGCGGTTCGGGACGAGGGAAAAGAAATTCGCAAGACGTAGCGCATCGTCAAGCGATTCTCTCTCCAAATCATTAATACCTAGGTCAACATGATTCTCGGAAACAATGGCATGAAATCGTAGATTCTTAGGAAGATGCTCCGCGTCGAACGGCGCGAACTTGAAAAAGGGGGCAAAGTTATCACTTTGACACCTCCTCCACTCGTTCGCACTCTTTCGATACGCGGCATTCACCACTGAACCGACGTGTTTGCCCTTTGCCTCGTACAGGTCCCTTATACCATCAACAGTAAATAGCGCTTCCACGCAAAGATAATTGCTCAACTCCTCATATAGATGAGTAAAGCTGTCATTTCGCGTTGGATAGACCAGCGATGCTCCCATACCCTCCCAAACGGGGATGTAGAAGCTGGGCTTGTCAAACGGTCGTAAACGCCGTTGAACATAGTTCCAGACCTTCCATTCCTTTGGGGGGGGTGAGACCACGACCATATACTGGGGGTTTAAGTACGCCTTACGAGCGAGCTTCAGGACGTCGAGCGTCGGTTTATAACGACCGATCGTCGGTAACCCGAAGCCACCGAGTGATTCAGGGATGAACCAAGGTATTGGAGAGAACTTCTTCAATTTTGACAGATTAACATGGATAAATTGGCCTAGTACACGCTCACGGAGATAGCCCGGGGACATTTGCACCAAGTCCCTTGCCCGAGAACCCAAAGACTGATACATAGTGGTATCGGAGACGTCAAACGTCCCTCCACTACGTTTCAGCCCGAGGAGCAACCCCATATTCACAAAGGGGGTCTCGGCAAACCGATCTACCTTCCAAGAGCCTTTCTCAGTCAACACATGGAGGTAACCCGCGGGGTGGTAAACAAAATTTCGAGAGTTCATATTAACGAATTCCGAAGAAAAGTAAACCTTCCCCGTTGATGGAGTAAGACCGCAGAATGCTGCGATCTGTTTCCAGATTTCGTGGCCCTTTGGCCCGATTACCATGGCGGCATCGTCTCCGTTAACGCAGAGACGAGCGTCCGCCAGAGTAAACTTACGATTCTGGTCCAACTCCAATGCCCACCTGCAAATGGCCGCATTGACAATGCATAAAATCGGAAACGACACGACGGAGCCCATCAGCTGCCCTCTTTGTTGAGGCAAACCTGACGAGTTCTCCACCGCGATTACGTGTTCGATCGTATGCCCTGTCATAGAGCCACGAAACAGACGAGCAATTTCCTCCTTAAGAGAAAGAGTGAACACGAGGGAGTCCACAGCAGCATCCGAACACCACGAAAACATTTCGTTGGTGGCGTCCGCATAGTCGACGGAAAGAAATTCCCGAACGCCTAGCGGCTTACTCGAGCCCAAACGCTCGGTAAGATACTCTGTGGTAATAGGCTCCCCTACAAGCCGGAAGGCCGGGTGATCGCGAAGAACCCTCCATAATAACTTCTGCAACGGTTTTAAAGCCGTATAATGCAGAGGAGGGCCCTTGCTAATTACTCGCGTCTTCAACGCTTCCGGAAGTCCCAGCAGCTTCACCGTAACCAGCTCTTCATGTGCCGCCTTACAAAGGCGGTCGAAGAACTGGAGGAAGGTCTGCTGCAAACGACTCGTGTCACTGACAATAACTTCGCCATTGCCTACACGCTGGCTACTTAACTCTACCAGCGGCTGTTCCGACTTTAACCCCTTCAGTAGATCGGGGTGGTCGAGAATAGCGCCTACACAACCGCCTAATGCCCTTGAGTTCACATAGTTGGAACTTGTACTTGGGAAGAACGGCCGGATAAACTCGGAATACGAGTGAAATCCGACCTGTCCCTTATACAGCTCCTCCACGGTTCTCAAAATTTCGCTAATTACATTGGACCGGCTAAGCACCGAGGAAGAAGGACACCCCGGGGTAATGTCGGCCCACGGAATCAGATTCACCGCTTCACGCGGGGGAATTGGCGTGGTCAGCTTTACAAAAGCTTCCGCTTCCGCCTTCCGAACCTGAATCCGGTTGGGACGAGGCATGCCCTTCTTGGACATTAAGACAGAATATACCAGACTGTCATAATATTCAATATGAGCATGCCCCATGTAACGAGCGAACCGGTAGGCCCGCCCGCCAAGAAGCACACCTGGCAGGTCGAGGCCCTCCGGCAAAGGGCTAATCGGGAGTTCTTGACTGTGGTGGAAGGAGAAGAACGACGCAAGCTTGTACTTCACAAACTTCATCGGATCCCCCCACACCGCAGCACAGTATTCCCAATGGCGATAAGTAGGCAGTAAGGCATATCCACTACTGTCAAACCCATACATGCGAAAGACACTAAGCACAATGTCAACGCATTTCCGCAAATAACACCTGTCTGCCTCGCACAAGCGAACAGGCGGGAGATAATCGAAAGATTTCATAAGTTCTCGCGACATCTACCAAACGCAGAGCTGCCCAAGTGGTTGAACAAAATTTCAACTACG